GGTTTCCGCGCACGAGCACGCTGTAATCGCATGACCACACCGCTAAATCAAACAAACAGAGACACTTGGAAAGGCCTTGAGCATGTAGGCATCAACGATGTGGCGCAGTTTCTGCAAGTATCGCAGACGGAGGCGCGCAACTTCTTGGCGCGCGTTCCAGTGGCCAAGGTTGGCACGCGCGGCGCTCACCTATACAAACCGCAAGACGTCCGCGATGCGCTTGAGGCACGCCAAACCGAGGCCGGCAATCAGGCGCTACCAGGGACCAAAGAGTGGCACGAGGTCGAGAAGATACGCCGCCAGGTTGAAAAGCTGGACGTTGAGCTTGAAGGGATGCGCGGCAAGGTATTAGACCGCGAAGATGTGCGCGCTGGGGTCATGGCCATTTGCCAAGAGTTTGCCAAACACCTGGACGAGCAAGAGGCCAAGTTGCCACCGCTTGTGGCCGGCCTAACGCCAACCGAAGCGCAGCCCATTATTGCCCAATACAACACCAAGGTTAGGCACGCCTTGAGCAATTATGCGGCGAATTATTAGAGATTGCTGCAAGGTGGCATTTGCCGAGAAGGATACCGCCACCATCCCTGACTGGGCGCTTGAGCATGTGCGCCTGCGCGAATCGCCCTATGGCAACCAATTCCGAGCCAGCGAAACACCTTGGTTGATTGAACCATTGGCCGCATTTGCCGACCCTAGCATTGAGGAGGTGGTGCTAAACTGCGCAGCTCAGACTGGCAAAACAGTCTCGATGCAGGTGGCCACCGCTTGGGCAATCGCCAACCATCCAGGGCCAACTATGACGGTCATGCAGGACGAGGATGCCGCTAAGGATTTCAGCAAGGAGCGCCTGATGCCCATGCTTGAATCATGCGCACCCATTCGCGAGCAATTCCCACGCGACCGCCACCGCAAGACTAACACCGAGCTTTTCTTGAACACCTGCACGCTCAAGCTTGGCGCCGCAAACAACAACTTTTTGCGTTCCTGGTCCATCCGTTGGCTATTTGGTGATGAGGTCAGCGCTTGGCGGCCAGGTATGCTGGCTAGAGCCCGCGCAAGAACCACCCGTTACTGGAACCGCAAGCATTGGCTTTCAAGCACACCAGAAGAAGAAGGCAGCGATTTTGACGCCGCCTTTCAAGCAGGCACTTGCGAGCATTGGCACTTGGTTTGCCTTGGATGCAATGAGCTATTTGCCCCGGCCTTCTACGATGTGGTGCGCTGGGATGCTAACGACACCACCAAACCAAATGGCGTTTGGGATTATGAGCAAGTGGCCAAAACCGTGCGCATGGTTTGCCCCCATTGCGAGCACTCGCACGAGAACACCGAGGCGAATTGGCGGGCTATGAGCCGCGGAGGTTACAAGGCTAGCAACGCCAACCCAACGCCACGAGTGCGCTCGTTTTCGTTCAACCAATTGGCATTGCCGCCATCAGTGATGCCATGGGCTGACCTTGTGGTTGATTTCTTGCGCGCCAAGCAGCACGCCGCAGCGGGCTATATTCAGCCGCTCCGAGAATTTGTGACCCTACGCCTTGCAGAGCCATGGAAGGCAACCAACCATGTCGACATTGAGAAAGTGGTGGTCAAGGATTACGAGCCAGGCGCGGAATGGGAAGACGAAGCCACCCGATTCTTGACCGTCGACGTTCAAGCATACCTTGAAGAGTTCTGGGCGGTGTGCCGCTCATGGTCAAAAACGGGTGCAAGCCGCTTGCTAACCTTTCGCCGTCTGACGTCGTTTGATGACATTGAGGCCATGCGCAAGGAGTTCAATGTGGCGCCTCAACGCACCTTCCTCGATGTAGGCTATCAACGCGCTAGGGTGCTGGCCGAGTGCGGGCGCTATGGCTGGATGGGAATGCGCGGTGAAGACGTCATAGACTACGCGCACAACATCAATGGCCACACCGTGCGCCGCATGTTCAGCAAACCAACACGGGTGAGCGCTACAGGGCGCACAGCGCCGCCGGTGTTTAGATGGTCAAATCCTACCACCAAGGATGTGCTGCAACTGCTAAAGAGCGGCAAAAGCCACCCATGGGAAGTGTGCGACCTGGGCGAAATGGCAGACGAATATGCCAAGCAGATTGATAGCGAACGCAAGCGCGAGGTGCTAGATAAACATGGCCGCACCACCTTGCGCTGGATTTCATTTAGAGCCAACCACGCCTGGGATTGTGAGCTCATGCAAGTGGTGGCCGCCTCAATTGCCAAGTTATTTTCGACCGCTGATTAACGCCAGGTGCGACACTTTGCCCCATCTATATAGATGGCGAGCGATATAAGCGGCTTCCTCAGATTACAGTCTGACTCATGGTTAACGACCCTTCAACAGAGGGTCGCTGACGCCATATTGTCGGGCTCCGTTACCGTCAGCTTTTCCAACGCCAGCCAGAGCGGCACCCGTGAGCTTGTCATGCCCACCGACGAGCTTGCCGCACAACTCACCCCCATTTTAATCGAAAAAGGTCTAGTGACTGGCACTAAGCCAGTGCGCATGACTTTTGCACGTTTTAGCAGATGAGCGGCCTAGTAGACCATAACGGGCGCCCCATCGCCATTGAGACCGCGCCCAAAAAGCGCGCCAGCATCACAAGCCATTATCGCGGCACGGAATCAAACCGCTTCCGCACAAGCCTGCCCTATATTGTCAGCGATATTAGCAACACCTTGAACCGTGGAGCCAGGCGGCGGTTGATGGGATTTGCTCGATGGCTCTACACCAACAACGGCATGGTGCGCGGCGCGGTCAATGATGTCAGCCGCTATGCACTAGGCACTGGGCTCAAGCCTCAGAGCCAAGCAGGTGAAGCAAGCAAGGCATACGAAGACTATTTTGCTGAGTGGTCAAAGGTTTGCGATGTGGCTGGCCAATTCAATTTCGCGCAGATGCAGCGCCTTGCATCCATCAGGATGGACGTTGACGGTGACATTGGATTTCTGATGGTTGGGCGCCAAGATGCGTTTCCCCAGCTTCAACTTGTCGAATCTCACAACATCTTGAGCGAGGGGCCGCAGTATTACGGCGAAGGCCATGACGGCGTGAAGGTGTCACCCGCTGGCCGCCCTACTGCCTACACGGTCAAGGATGGCGATGATTACCGCAGCATTAGCGCCAACAATTTCATTCTGGTTTACGACCCCGACCGCGTTGCGCAATTGCGCGGCGTGTCAGCATTAACGCACGCCATTGACCACATCAGGGATGCCATTGACATCCTAGAATTTGAAAAGGTTGGGGTGAAAATGAATAGCGCCATCGGCATGGCTATCACCACTCAGGGCGGCATTGCTGATGACGGTACAAGTCTCATCGAGGACGGTTATGGCGCTGCCGACACTGGAACGGTTCCTTGGGATACCTTCCAGGCCGATGGTGCCACGCCTCAAAATCGGCGAATCAATCGAAAGTTTTGCCAGCAATAAACCATCGCCTGCGTTCACTGGCTTTCTTGAATACCTAATTCGAGACGTCGCTCTTGGTCTTGGTGTGCCATACGAGTTCGTGGTGGAACCCTCCAAGCAAGGAACCGCATCCAGGTTCATTTTAGAAAAAGCCGCCCGCCGATTCGAGGAACGCCAAGACCTCTTAACTTCCCGTTTTTGCAACCGCGTTTGGGGCTGGGTTATTGCGCGCGGCATCAAGCGCGGCGACCTGCCACCCAGTGAAAACTGGTGGCGCGTCAACTGGCAAGCGCCCAAGAAAATCACTGTCGACCTTGGCCGCGAAGCGCGTGCCAACCAAGACGCCATCAAGATGGGCTTGCGCACCATGCGTGAAGACGCCGGCGAACGCGGCCACGATTGGCAAGAAATGCGCGACCAGGTAGAGCGCGAAGCAAGCGACTTGTTGAGCCGAGCCAAACGCCTGGCTGATGAATACAGCGTCTCGATGGAAACCGCATTGCACCTATTGAGCCAGCGCACCCCTAACCCTGTTTTTACTAATGAGAGCGAACCTGACGCATAAGTTGGCACACGAGCCATGGGCCATTCGCCCAGAATTTCACAGCACGCTTGTTGCTGCCGCTGAAGCGTATCAACACAACGAGGAGGACGGCGGGCCATACGAGCCACCAACGCCCGAAGAGGTGGACGGAATTGCCATCATTCACATCCATGGACCCCTTGGCAAAATGCTCACCGATTGGGAGCTCATGTTCGGGATGACGGATTACGACGACATTGCCACCCAATTGGCCGAGGCAGACGCCAACCCAAATGTAAACGCCATCCTGCTGCACATTGATTCACCTGGCGGCACCATTACTGGCTTGCCAGAGCTTGCCGCCAAAATGCGCCGCGTTGAAAAGCCGCTTGTGGCCTACACAGAAGGCACCGCCGCAAGCGCAGCCTATTGGATAGCCAGCCAGGCAGACAGTGTGTTGCTCAGCCAAAGCGCCGAAGTAGGCAGCGTGGGCGTTTATATCGCCTTGCTAGACCAAAGCGAATACTTGCGCAACCAAGGCTTGCGCGTCAACGCCATCGCGGCTGGAGACAACAAACTCGATTACGCCGATTTCAAGCCATTGAGCGATGAAGCGCGCGAGCGCCTGCAAGCCAACGTCAACAAATGGCACGAGCGATTTAAGGGCGATATCAACATCAAACGCAACGTGCCAGACGCATCAATGACCGGCCAGGTATACGAGGGCATGGAAGCCATCGAGGCTGGCCTAGCAGATGGAGTCGTGGACGACCTAAACGATGTCATCGCCCTAATGACCAACCTTTAAACAATCACCAATAGAACCAATGAAAACCATCCTTGATTTAGTTAAAGCCAACGTGGAGCTCACTAGCCTATCGGGCAAACTGGAAGCCGCCACCGAGGCAAACAAAAACCTACAGGCAGAGAATGAAGGCGCGGCAGCA